CTTTGACCTCGGGTCTGACTGCACCAAATTCCAAAGACTGGTCGCCGTGGCCGTGGAAAACACGCTGGCGGAACCATAAGTTGTTGCAAGTGACTGTGGGACCAAAACAGCTGTGATCTCGCCACCAATGTTCAGGTTCTGCGTGGTACACCTCATGCGAACAGACATGCGCAGTGGACGAATGTCCAAAGGAACTGTGTTGTTCGCATTAAGTTGCTGTTGCTGCATCCCCAACAAAGTGGGAGTGGTGAAAGCGGTGCCGGTCCACAATGTGGCCCTCAACGCACTCGCGTTCCAAGCAAACATAAGCTGGGAGTACGTGTTGGCCTGCAAAGTCAAGGCGTTGCGAGAAATGGAATTGACACAGGTGTAATTACCGAAAGTGGTTGAAAGGTTTGGCGGAAGCCTATGCCCAACTGCACTCCAATACCTGACAGCCTGTAACGCGGTCGGAGGGCCATTGGGCCCTCTACGACCTCGCTGCCTGGTGGACTTGCTGGACTTCGACTTGTTCGAGCGCGCCATCGTCTGCGAGACGGCCGAGGATAATGATTGTAGATTCGCTGCAGTCAAACGCACACCATTGCGTCCACGTCTCTGAGTCGTGCGAGCCCTCTGGACAATGACTGTCCTCGGACCCTGACTGATGGTTTTGGCAATCCCGGAAATTGAGCCACCACGACGTGAAGGCATCACTGACTGCACAAAGCAAGAAATTGGTGAGAATTGAGCACATGCAATGCGCTCGAAAGGAGAAAGATCTGCGTCTTTTGCCCCGCCCGCCCTACCAATGCCAGCGTAGCCAAACGAGCCAAACTGACAATGAACTAAAGACACAAGGTGCTCAAAGGCACTCAACGAAATCTGAGTTGTAAATCGCGACAAGCGGGCAAGCAGGGTCGACGCTCCTAATGAGACTCTCGAATCCCGCAAGTGCATCTGGGGTGTTGCGCAGAGCAAACAGTCCGCCGTGAACGGCAGACTCAAAGCCCTCCTTCTTGGTGATCTTTCCGTCGGCAACGACGACCCACCTAAGGAAGAAAGAACAAAAGAGCTTCTGGACGTTCTGGAACTCACCAATCCACTTGCCATCCTTCTCATACACATAGTGTGAGTTGAAACTGTATTTGCCTGAAGCTTGGTTGTCGGACTCATCCCTCGTCTCGCAACCCATTCTCCTGAAAGCCTCCTTCTCTTCACGGGAAAGCTTCCCCCTGAAGGCAAGGTCGTCTCCAACGACACCCAATCTCCTGCGCAGAACGGAGTATGCCTGCGCACCCCGCATGTAAGAGTTTGAATCAGACGTGCTGGGGTGTGCGGAGGGCATAGGCCCGAGCACATTGAGCTGATACACAGTGAACTTGCCGTTATCCTCGACGCAGAAAGTGTGAGCAGAGCTGACAAGAGACACAACAAGCGTAGAGTGAGTGAAAAACTCCCTCTCCTGCTCGGTTCTCTCTGAGCCCCTCTCAAAACAATCGATGCGTCGCAATGCATCGGCGAGCCAAAGGGTCCTTTTAACGGACAGGTCCCAGCCACTCGCGTCGGCGGTGCCGACGATTCCATCTGCATCAGCAAGATCCGCGAGGTTCTTGCCAAGGTGCTCGATGCCGGAATCATCGTGCCCGACCCCGACGTAGGCACGGACCTCTCCGCTGTTGGCACCAGACTGGTACCTCTCAATGTCGGCCTTGTTTTGGCCTCCATGGAAGTAGGCGAACAACGTCTCATCCAGAACCGATAAAGGCCAGATGATTCGCCATTTCCCGGCGCTGGATTTCTTTGGGTTGTGAAACTCTCCTTTGAGGAAAGGCGTTCTGGGGTCAGCCAGTCCCCTGAGAACCAGCTCAGCTGGTTGCATGACTGCAATCTCGTCTGTGGTGTAGCTATGCCACAGAGCCAAACGGCAGAACGCCAAGAAGCCCGTAGAAGGGCTTTGATCGCCCATCCAGCAGCTCTTAGTGCCAGGCCTGCTAAACCTGCTAAAACCAGCCGACTTTGTCCCGTTAAGTCCATGGACAATTCTGACCAAGTCGGTAATCCCCCCCGTGAAAGACGAAGCATTATCAGCAAAACTGTCGTAGCAAGGCGGCAAGCTGTTGACAGGATCTTTGATAGGGCTCTCAGAAGCCGGGATGCGCTTGGACAGCTGAAGCGCAAGCGAGTGCAAGAGTGCAGCTCCAGCTTTACGTCCCTCTGGAGGCTTAGCCCAGCCTGTGACGTCGAACGCTGAGTCTCCAAGGAGCTCCTTCGTCCACGCGTTGATTGCTGCGATGAGAGCCTGTGACTCAGCTTCAACCGCCTCTTCAGCGGCTTTCTGCTTGGCCTCTCTCTGCGCACCGGTTTCGCCTTTCTTCCCACGGTGTCTCCTTCCCTTAGATGGGAGGTGTCCAATTGCGTGGAAATCTGCTTCAGCACCTTCGGCGCCCGGTTCAAACTGTACGCCAGTGGAGTCATAATACTCACGAAGCACACAAAGAAAGCGGCTGCCAAGTATGCGATGCCTGTAAGGCTTGCTGCGGAGCTCAGACAGGACAGACAAGTCACGAGCAGCACGCTCAAAGACGTCGCCCAAATCAATCTCCTCCTGGAGAGAGAGCCCGCTGAGATCAGGCTTTTCAATGGGCTTGGAACTGTCCACCTTCTCCTGTTTGGAGACCCTCTCCCACAAGGTGGGCCCTTGTTGGCTCTTCCAGGCATGGCTGTTAAACCACTCAGGCTCTCCCGGGATGGGGTCGTCCATGAGGCCTGGCATGTCGTCGTCGACCTCGTCGTGCTCAGAAGTCTGAGCCTGACTGCCACGTGGGGGCGGTCCATTGGACTCATAAGACCCCGCATAAAACCATTCCCAGGGCAAAACGCCTCGGGGGCTAACCTCAGACTCTGGTTCCATCTCAGCGTCCCGGGGGCTGAGCTCAGAATCTGGTTGCAGGTCGAACTCAAGCTCTCTGAGATACTGAGACCTGTGTTCGTCTCGCGGCAAAGCCCGAAGCCTGTCCAGCAGTCTGACCGGCGGTTGCGGGTCCACGCGCTCGGACCTCCAAGAAGTCCACTGGGCGTGTGTGAGAGGAACATGGACTCCTTGCCACTGGAAGTCTGCGTATCCCCTTTCTGGCAAAGCCATATGCGCGAGCGCAAACATCGCTGCGTCCATCTCAACACCCTCTCGCATGGTGACAAGCCGGTTATAAAACCCGTCGTCGACCTTAACGTAGATGGGGCTAGAGACGCCGATGGAATCTGACACATCAAAAGTGTGTATCCCTGCAAACTCCTCTCCGTGGTCCCGCGCGAAATGTACAAGACTAGACGCAAGGGTTCTGACCCCAAACAGAAGGTCGAAGAACAGCAACTGCGTAGCCCGTCTGACGACGTCCTTCGAGAAAATCCTAAGATTGTCAACGGAACCGTCTGGGAAATGCCACCAAGCAGTCCCGTCAGGTCCTTGCACAGCCTCAGGAAGGGGCTGTCCAAATGCGGACGCAAAGAAAGGCTGGAACCAATCTGGGGGCTCATAGATGTTGGACACATCGAGCTGCAACTGGCTCCTGGGCAATGGAACGTACAGAATACACAAGATGGGATCAAGCATGATCTCTTCTCTCTCAGACAATCCATGGTCAGACTCAGCGAAGCTGAGGACATCTTGGACGTCTGAACTAGATCGAGAATCGGGCATCGATTCATCCGAGTCGGCTGAAGACTCCC